CTAAGGCACCGGATTCTCCTTTCTTTCAAGCCAATCCATTCCAAAAAGTTATCAACACCCCAATTGGTGAAATAAAACGGGGTGAAGAAACATCCAACACTTACGGTGTTGATCCGCGCACGAACCTACCAATTCTTCACAAGAAAGCATTTGACAACATTCTTGACAAAGATGGTGAAGTCTTTATTGGTGGAATGCAGGACATGACGGACAACATTCGTCATCAATATGTTGGAGCAGACCCACACAGTAAATGGCAGGGTGCTTTAGCCAGAGGAACCGGTGTCTTTGGAGTAACCGCAAGCAAAGATGACATAAGTGACTTTTCACGAATTGAGAAAGAATTAAACAAGCTTGGTGGTGTTCAGAGGCAGGTTGATCCAGAAACTGGATCTGCGATGGATGTTGTTTATGTAGAACAAAAAGATCCTGATAATCCAGAACGCACTTATAAGGTACCGGTTACAGCTGAACAATTCTTTGCTATGCAGATGGCTGGCGATAAGTATTACGGTGCCGAAGATCCGTCAACCGTAGCCAGGTACACCAGAAACTTTGAGTCAACATCGGCATACGACTACTACAAAAACACCAAAGCACGACTTGATGAAATTGCAAAAGACACTTACAAAGATCCGTCTAAAACACCGCAGTACAAAGACATCAAAGATATTTATGAAGATCTAAACAATAAATACAAAGATCTTTATCTTTGGCAGGGCCGTACCGATACCCTAGATCCAGCAGCAGCCAAGACGCTGGGCATTGACGACGTTAAAGAAAACTCCAAACACGCATCAATTTTGTACACATCAGCTAACGATAAGCTGGTACCGGTCAAAGTTCAGCGTGTGTATGACTTTGAAGATCCCAATACAAGTAGCGGATTCTTTGGTGATCTCTTTAACAACATCATGGAAGTCTTGTCAATCAAGCCAATATCAATGGCCCTTGGTGCGTATTTAACTACCCCTGGAATTGATGCACTAACTGGAGCCGCAACACCTGCGCCGTTGTCAGCTGCAACTAGATCAGTGGCAAACTTATTACCAAGCGGATTAACAGGCATTCTTCCCACCTCTATTACGCCGGATATGATTGCAAGATCAATAATCAGTTCTGGCATTGGAGCGTTACCTGCTGGAACCCGTGGATTTGAAGATTTTGCCAAGGCGTTTGGAATTAATTTAGCAGGATCTGGTGTTCAATTAGGAGCCTCTGCTTTAGGCGCACCATCAATAGTATCCAGAGGACTTGGAACAGCAACGACCGCCGCACTCTCAGATCGTGATATAGGGGATGCACTTACAAGATTAGCAACATCTGAGGGAATTAGTGCGTTGTTACAAAATGTTCCAACCGGTGATTTTGATAAAAATTTACTCGCAGCTTTTGCACCTGCAATTTTGAGCGGAAGACTTACTCCAGCAGATTTAATGCTTATTGCTCAAGTAACAAATCCGCCACCAAAGAAATGAGATAAATATGGCCGATTACAGTTTTTTTGATGAAAACTACGATTCGTATCTCCCTGGAGGTGGATTCGAAGGATTCCCATCTAGCTTTGATATTCCTAGTGTTGATTTAGGTGGTTTTGATTGGTCAAACGTAGATTTTGGTGGCGATTCATATGGCGGGTTTGGGATTGATCTAAGCAGTCTAGGAGACAGTTTTGGTTTTGATCTGTCCGGCATAACCCCAGATATGAGTTTTTACGGACTTGACTTAGGCGATCTAAGTGGAATGGTTCCGGATGTAGTGCTTGATGAATATATTGATTCGTCAACAGTGGTACCAGATGAAAGAATTTACGATGCTGAGGCTCAAGAAGGCGGTTTCTATGGAAACACTAAAGACGCTACTTATGATCCTACGACAAACACCACGACAATTCGCAATCCAGATGGAACGACTCGCACTATTCAAGGGCCACCAATTCCTGGCGGAACCAATACCATCACCCAAAAAGCAACGGATTTTTTTAATCGACTTACTACCACCGGCCCAACTAAACAAGATGCGCTATTAGCTGCACTGCTTGGCGGGTTAGCTGGATTATTGGGCAAAGGCTCTGGTAAGGGAGCTAATGTTGGTTACAAGGGAGAGATTCCTAAATTTAAAGCAGTTCGTGGCAAGCCCGGCGAGGGGACTAAGTTTATTCAGGCGGCAGGTGGTGGCTTGATGGATCTTGCTCAGGGTGGTCGTGCAGCTCGCTATCTCCGTGGCGGCACGGACGGAATGGCCGATAAGATTAAGACGAACATTGATGGCAAGCAGCCCGCCCGGTTATCGCACGGAGAGTTTGTAATCCCAGCAGATGTAGTGTCTCATCTTGGTAACGGTAATTCGGATGCAGGCGCAGATGTGCTTTACGACATGATGGCTAAGGTTCGGAAAGCTCGAACCGGTACAACCAAACAAGGAAAGCAAATTAACCCTCAGAAATATACTCGGGTATAAGGAAAGATCATGGCAACAGGAATGGAAACAGCAGCAGGAACCGAATCAAGCCTATCCCCATACGTTGGTCCGTATGTCACAAGGATGCTGGGTCAGGCTCAAGCTTTAGGGCCGTATGGCGTTACTGCGGAGGGAGAAGAGTTTGGACGAAAGTTCCAACCTTATGGGGCTGAGCAATACGCAGCCGCTACAGATGTTGCCGGACGACTGATCGCTCCTGAGTCAAACTTACAAACCAAGGCATTCACAGGAATTGGAGCTTTAACTGTACCGTCGGCACTGACTACTGCCGGAACACAGGCAATCGGCACATACGATACGTCAAAACAGTACATGCCCACGATAGGCACGGTTCAGTCCTATATGAACCCGTACCTTGAGGCAGTCTTAGAACCTCAACGTCGGGAAGCCACCCGCCAAGCCGATATCGCCCGTAACGAAATGCAAAGCCGTCTGGCTAAGGCCGGTGCTTATGGCGGTTCCCGTCAGGCAATCATGGAGGCCGAAGCTCAGCGTAATCTCCAGACTCTCTTGGGAGACATCACCGGCAAGGGATACTCGGGTGCCTATGAAGCAGCTCAAAGGCAACGCCAGGCAGATATTGATGCCGGACTGCGTGGTCTTGCCGCTCAGACCGCATCGACCCAGGCTCTTACTCAAGCAGGCGCTCAACAAGGCGAATATGGATTACGTAATCTCCAGCAGATGCTCTCCGCAGGCGCAGCTGAGCGTGATATTGAACAAGCTGGACTGACTGCCGCATACAACCAGTTCTTGCGTGAAGAGCAGTATCCGCAACAGCAGCTTGAGTTCCAGCGTTCAATGCTGACTGGCTTGCCAATTGCCGCCGCTAGTTTCTATCAGCCAGCTCCAAGTGCAGCTTCTTCCGCAGCGGGCGGTGCATTAGGAGCGATGGAGTTCCTCAGACTACTTGGTCAATTTAAGTAAGGACCATTATGCTTAATTTAGTTCAACTTCAAGAGCGTCTCAAAGACGTGCCGATGCAGGCGCTGATGTCTTATGCAAACGGGATGAATCCACAGATTCCCCCGTTCTTGGCATTAGGCGAACTGAACCGTCGTAAAAAGATGCAAGAAGGTGCTGCTGCTGAGCAGGCCAAAGAAATGGAAGGTGCGCCGACCATCAAGGAGCAGATCGAGCAGTCGGCTGGACTTTTAGCCCTTCAGGGAAATCGTCAGCGTCAAGCAGCTCAGCAACAGCAAGGCATTCAGGCAAATATGGCTATGGCCGCCCCTAATACGACAACCTCTGAGCCAGCCCAGTTAGCGGGCGGTGGATTCATTGATGACATCGTAGTACCTAGAGATTATCAAATGGGTGGTGGCGTTATTAATCCAGATGCTCTAAAACAAGTCATGTACCGCGAGGCGATGCAAGGTGATGTGGCAGACATTCCCAAAGAGCTTATGGATGCGGTGCGTAAACAAGCTCTGCGTCGTGCGCCAGGAATACCCGGACTTCCAATATCACGCGATATGTTTAAACGTGGTGACTATGCTGGCGGTGGGATCGTAGCGTTTGCCGGAACAGATGGATCTTTTGTAGATCCTGCTGAAACCAGAGAACCTACCCAAGAAGAACTTGATGATGCGAAGAAAAGAGGGTTAGTTAACTTAGTTCGTCGAGCTATAGCTGGTGGCGGAGATCCTGAATTTTACTCAAAAGATATTAATAAAGAGGTTAGAAACAGGGAGTTAAGAAGAACAGGACTTTCTGACGCACAACAAAGCATGATCGAAGATGCGAGAGATCGTGCAATGTCTCAAATTATGGCTGGTCCTAAAGTAACAAGACTGGATCAACCCGCAGCTCCACCAAGAGCTGCTGGTGTTGCTGGTCTTCCTAGGGTTCCTGATGCAGTATCAAAATATCTAAATATCGATCCAAGTACTGCTATTCCAGATATTCCTGAGACTACTGCAGAAGCATTTAGAAAAAACCTTGATGAAGCAAGCAAAGTCTTTGGTGTTTCTGGAGATCCTTACAAAGAACGTAAACGTCGGTATGGAGAGATAGAAGCTGAAGATAAGCGTCGTCGAGCAGAACAACCTATGGATCAGCTTAGTGCTTTCTTGTCCGGTATGGCTGAGGCACGTGGAGGTAATGTATTTACTCAAGCTGCAAAAGGCGCTCGTGCATCTAGAGAGTTGCGAGCAGAACAAAATGCTCTGAATCGCAAACAAGATCTTGACATGGCAGAGTTAATTAGTGCAATCGGAGAAAAAGAAGATGCACTTAATCGTGGTGATAGAGACAAATTCCTATCAGCACAACAAGCAGAAAGAGATGCAAGAAGAAATCTTGCAAAAGACCGTATTGCTCTTAGAAACAATCAAGCTCAAATTGCAAATCAATCTATGCAAGCAATGGCCTCTGCAGCTTCTGCAGCAAAACCAAGTACCCTTGAAGAACAACGTGCTTGGTTTAGAAGCAATCCAGAAGAGTTTGATAGATTTATGAAATCAAAAGGTATGTCTGATGAGGCTCTTAGATTAAGAGAACAACAAAACGTAGAAAAATTGTTGAAGGAAGATCCAAGATTTTTTGATTACAGGATGTTGTTATATAGCTCAAAACCTGAAGATCAGAAGAAAGCTGAACAAATTCGTGCGCAAGCTTATGCTCAAGCAGGAATTTCAATGGGTGGCGGTACGCCAAACGTAACTGTTACTAAGATTTCTAACTAAATAAAATGCCTACCTATCAGATAGAAATCCCTGGGAGGGGTACTTTTAGGGTTGATTCTAAGACTGAGTTGAGCGACCAACAGGTCTATCAAGCAGTCATGGGTCAACAGCTTCCTGAAGTAACAGAACCAACCCCCAAAGAAGAACCCGGTATTTTTTCTCAGATAACTGGCATTCCTAAAGAATTTGTAAAAGGTGCAGCTTCTGGTCTGGTTCAGGCCGCAGGTGGATTAGGAGCTTTGCCTTATGCTGCAGCGCGGTATGTAGCACCCGATATCAAACCGTTTGAAGAGACTGCTTTTGGGAGAACTATTACCCAGGCAGAGAAAGCTTTAGCTCCGTCTGATGAGGGATACATTACTCAACTAGCGGGAGGGCTAGGCTCATTTGCTTCTATATTTGGCCCCCAAGCTTTATTACGAGGCGTTGGTGGAGCTGGACGTTTAGCCACTGGCATAGCACCTAAAGCTGCAACACCATTTGCTCTAGGCCAGACTTCTGGACTTGGTATTGAGGAAGCTCGCCAACGAGCAGCAATAGAGAGAGCAGAAGGTACCGCTCCAACCCCCGGAGAGGAGCTAGCTGCCCTAGCCCTTGGCGCACCAATCGGACTGACTGAGCTGTTGCCGGTGGAGAGGCTGTTTAAAGGTCTTGATACGGGCCTTAGCGAAGGGTTTAAATTTAACGTTGCTAACCTGGTCAAGCGCGGTCTGCAGCAAGGCGGTATCGAAGGCGCTCAGGAAGTGGCTTCAGGTCTGATGCAGGATCTAGCCGCTAAGGGCATTTACAACCCGGAGCTTGAGTTAGGTAAGTCAATGTTTGACGAGCTAACCGTAGGTGGTGGGGTTGGCGCTATCTCCCAGGTTGGTTTGGACATACTGTTTAAAGGCCGTATCAAGGACGCCTACCAGGCCAGCCAGCGCAAGAAGGCTGAAGAAGAGATTCGTAAGAAGGCTGACGAATTAATTCAGGCTCAACAAAAACAAATCGCCACTACCAAAGAACAGCTTGGGATTAAAGAAGGCGAGATGCTTGCCCTACCCGCCCCCGCTAAAGAGGTGGCTGTTGAGGAGAAAGTTGATCCCCTCCAAAACCCATTGGGGATGTTTAAACCAGATCAGCTCCAGGAGGGTTACCTACAAGCTGTCAACAAGATGCGGGACGACCAAGGAATGGCAAAGGTCAAGTCCTTATCTATTGAGGACATTGCTGATGCAGGCGCTCCACAGGTAGAGATTGATCGACTTATTGCCGGAAGACTGGCAGAGCAAGGCGTGGACGTAGCTCAAGGTTTAGAGCTAGGCCTTACACGTAAAGATATTGAAAATATTGCAGCGCAAAAGAATATAGATACTGGAACTCCTGGATTTACAGATTTTCTGCGTCGTACGACCGGAGTAGATGCTGACGAGTCCATGTCTCCCATGCAGAGACTGGCTGCTTTTGAAGCTTTATCCAAAATCGAAAGATCGGACGAAAAGCAAGTCCTTCCGGAAGGCACTAACGCTACCCGGTTCACACAAGATCAGTATGACAAATCCATCAAAAGTATCAAGGATCTTTTTCCAGAGACTGGCAGGCTGGGAAGAAGTCAGGTCATCAAAGAGATCAAAGACTATTCGGGACTGGAAAATGATCGTGATGCGGAATCGTTATTACAGGCGGCAATACGCAACGGCGATTTCGCAACAGAATCAACAAGGAATTTCCTCACTCTTGACGAGAAAGGAAATCAGGTAGGCATAGCCTATCCCAACCGCAAGACTGCGGAGCGGGCGGCTAAGGCCCGGGGTCTCTCTGTTCAAGAGAGAACTAGTATCGACATTCTTTTACCCGGAGAAGCTACGCAACTTCCGGGAGGACCAGACATCCGCAAGGGAGCCTTTGAAGAAGGGCAGGCTCCGGCGGGGTACGAGGTTAAGTCTGACCAAGCGGTTCTTTCCACAGCCAAGACCGAAGAAGAAGCCGAGGCCAAGCGCCAGCGTCTTCAGGCTATCCGTAAGAACAAGGCAGACGGAATCCGTGGGCAGATTAAGTCTATCGACACGAACATTGCCAAGAGCCAGCAAAAGCTGGAATCTATGGAGGCTGATGGCAAAGCCGATACCTTGGAGTATCGGCAACTTGAAGCCAAGATCGCAGCTAACAACGCCAACCTGGAAGCCCAGAAGCAGCGTTTAAACGCTCAGGCACAAACCTACGAAACTCCGTTGACCATAACTCCCAAGGGGGTAAAGCCGGTCACCCGAGAAGGCTATACCCTATTTGAGAAGGGCAAACCAAAAGCCACATTCCCCACCCAGCAGGCCGCAGAAGAGGCGGCTATGGTTGGACTTGATACTGAGCAACTGCAGGCTCTGGTCAACCTAGCCCCGTCTCAGAAAGGCTTGATGGCTAAGCGTCTTGGCAAACTGGCTAGGGACGAGCTTGCCCGTCGTCTTGGAGGAGAAGCACCGGCAGGCATCAAGATCAAGCCTGCAGAAGGACGGACAGTCAAAGAGACCGAAGAGCGTCTTGCCGACCTAGGCATCTTTACCCCGAAGTTTAAAAAGCAAGTAGACGAGCTGGAGAAGAAGCTCCGTCCGATGATGGACAGGCTTGGACTCAAAGATCTGCGTTTAAACATCGTGCGGGCTATCCAGACACCGATGGGCGAAGCCGATGGCTCATACGCTGAGCGACTGGTAACAATCGCTTTAAACGCTGACAACCCCATCCGGACGCTGCGCCATGAAGCTATCCACGCCCTGAAGGAACTGGGTGCCTTTACCAATGCCCAGTGGAAGGTACTGGAGAAGATGGCTAAGGAGCAGTGGCTTGGCAAGTACGGTATTGCCGAACGCTACAAAGGGCTGACCCAGTCCGAACAGATCGAAGAGGCTATTGCTGACGCATTCTCTGATTTTGATCAGACCAAGCCCCCAGCAGGGTTGGTGGGTGCGTTGTTTAACAAGATCAAAAAGTTCTTTGACGCTCTTGGTAACGCTATGCGCGGCATGGGATTCCAGACCGCAGAGGACGTGTTTGCCAATGTGGAGAAGGGCATCAAGCTACCGGAAGGTGAGGCTGTTTCAGGTAAAGAAAAATTTGCCCTTAACACAGAAAAGAAAATTCTTAATGATGGATTGGAAAGATTAAAAGAAGCTGTTCGTAAATATGGAGAATATCGTCCCGACAATCCAAACGGAAGAATTCGTGCCGCTTTTGACAAAATATATGATGGTATTACTGGAAGACTAGAAGGTATAGGTCTTGGCAAAAGAGAGGCTGGAGAAAAAGTTTTTGATCTTTTATCTTCTGCAAATAGAATTGTTATAGAAGAACAAGCTATTACTGAGATTGTCAAGCCAGCCACGGAACGTTACTCTTTGGCTATTCCAAAAGCAAAGGTAGATAAATTCTTTGTTGATGCAGAAGACATAGATATGTCTGAAGGCGTTGAAATCATCCGTGATAACTGGATTGGTGGTGTGGCTGGTATTGGCGACCGTGACGGCGCTTATGATTTGCCAAACGTTTATGGTGGCAAAGACTACATAAAGAATGTTCAAGACCTTGTTCGTAAAGATCTTGGTAATTCTTTCAAGGGCTATCGTTTGATGTCCAAGGAAGAGTTTGAGGAAATTCAATCTGCCGCTATTGGTACGCAGTTAGCATCTTTTACACTTGACCCAATGGTTGGTTTGCGGTTTTCTAGTCTGCCAATGTACGCCAATCGACCCAAAGGCGATTTGGTTGTAGTAGAGATGGACTTGACTCCTGAACACATCAGGATGATTGGTCATCTTCCGGAGCGTGAGGTAGTTGTGGACTATGGAGAAGGATACAACCCAGAGGCAGTAATTGCCTATGCATCTCCAATTAGTCCTAAACCTATTAGTGCTGAGAAATTTCAGTTAAAAACAAAACCTGAGATTGTTGAACCAGCTACAAAACAAGAAGAGAAACAGGCTGAGAAGTATTTCAATGAGAACGGCATTCTTCCCTACACGCAAGAACGAATTGAAGACGTTCCTGTTGAGACAAACAAGACCAAGTTTTCAATTAAGAGGGAAGGCAAGTACGGTAACCATGACGTCCTCGGTCTTCCTGTAAACAAGAACGGTACTGTCACTCTTTATTTCCCGACTACGAACGAAGGCGCACGTGAGACTGTCCGCAGCAAGAAACTAAAGCCAATAGAGGGTAGCAACCGGATCTACCTGACCAACGAGTCCAGCGGATCGAAGGTTATGGGAGAACCTGGCAATATTGAACAGCCTATGGAAGGTGCGAACGTTCTTATTCAGATCGACCCCGCACTGCTGAACATCGACCAAGAGTACTCAGACGGACGTAAGGATTTCTTCATCCCGCTAAGCGAAGGTCAGGCATTCATCAATAAGATGAAGCAGACCAAGCTGTTTACTCTAGAAGCAGCACGAGACAAAGGTTTCAATACTGAGAACACATTGACCATTGTTGGGGATGCTATTTCTAACGCAGTCAACGAATACTCGACCATGTCCGCAGCTGACCGACGCGCCCGTTTAAAGGCTGTCCGCGACACCTTAAAGTCTCAGCACAATATCGGTACGTTGTTGGGAGAAAACGGTAAGCTGGAGAAGACCCGTGTTGGTGACTACGGCTTGACCTACGAAGGTCAAAGCGTCGCATCCCTGGGTCTGGGTCTGGCAAGCGCACAGCGTTTAAACAGTCAGCAGCGCCTGACGACCTGCCCTCAGTCTGCCATCTGCGAAGGACTGTGCCTTGGAGAGACCTCTGGTCAGAACCTTCTCTACGGTGGGGTGGGTGAATTTAGATCCGGCCCACGTCTGTCTCAGTACCTGAAGACCGAAGCCCTGATGATGCACCCGGAAGAGTTTGGCTTCCTGCTGACGCACGAGATTGACTCATTCCGTAAGTGGGCCAAAGCCAACAACTACCAAGGTGCTATTCGTTTAAACGTTACCTCCGACCTACCGCCAAAGGTGTTTGAAGGAATCATCAACAAGTTTGATGACATGATGTTTTACGACTACACGAAGCTGGCAAGCACGACAATTGCCCCCAATCATCACCTGACCTACAGCTCTACTGGTGCCTCACAAATTGTGGATGGCAAGAAGATTTACAACCAGTACAGCAACTGGGACAACATGGTCAAACGTTTGATGAACGGTCAGAATGTTGCTATGGCGTTTACCAGCCGTAACGATATGCCCGACTTTGTTATGGATGAAAAGTCTGGTGAGATATTCCAAGTATGGAATGGTGATAACTACGACGCTCGATTCCTTGATCCTAAGTCAGAAGATGGCAAGGGTATGGTTGTTGGTTTGACCAACAAAGACAAAACATCCAAGCCTGAACAGGCCGCAGAGAAGTACAACGGATTCTTCCTTGACTACAACAAGGATCGTGATGGCGACACACTAGTCATTAAGAACCAAGATGACTTCAAGCCCGGATCAAAGGTAACGATTACAAGACAACCAAAGTATTCGCTCAAGGCTCCTGATACCAAGGAGTTCCGTGAATGGTTTGGTGATAGCAAGATCGTTAATGAAGATGGTACGCCAAAGGTTATGTACCACGGCACTCGTTACGACATAGAGCGATTCAAATATCCAATTACGTTTGTGTCTCCACAGACTCGCGTTGCTAATAAATTTGCCGCTAATGATATGTGGTGGTCTGAAGGCAAGCCTGTGGATGAAGGTGCTAATGTTCTTCCTTTGTATGTTCGCGCAGAGAATCCTTTTGATTACGAAAACCCACAACACGTAAAACGGGTTGCAACAAAGATTCGTGAATTGGCAAGAGAAGGTGGTCTTGACCCATATCGCAATCCAATGATTAAAGAATTAATTGCAGATATTCCAAGCGGAACTTGGCCTGCTATTGAACATCCCTATGTACTTGATGCAATTACTAATTTAGGGTTTGATGCGGCGTATCTAAGTGAGTTTGGCGCAAAGAACCTTGCTGTGTTTAAACGCAATCAACTTAAATCTGCGTTTGCACAACAACCAACTCTTGCTTCAGAAGACATTCGTTACTCCCTTAAAGAGTCTATCGATCCCGCCACAGCACAGGCTATCGACCGAACCACGACTTCCCGCAGAGAGGAAGGTTTTGTTGAACGTGTTCTTGGCGCTATCTCTCCGGAAGCTAGAGCAAGGTTCCGTCAGGGAATCATTAATAAATACGAAGGCATTGAGAGGCTTAGCAAAGAGAAAGCCAAGAAGTTTGGAGACAAAGAACTTCTTGCTGATGTGTCTTCTATCGCGGCGGCTCTATTCTCAGACCGCGCTGCTGGTGTAGCTGCATCTTCTTTCCGTAACGGTGTACCGGTTTATGAAAAGGGATACACAAACGTCTCTGATCTTGATGGCATGGTTAAAGGTCTGATCCCAATCCTTGAACCGTTAATGAAATATAACGATCCGTATATCTTCCAAATGTTCCAGTTCTACGCCGCTACCAAGCGAGGCAAGCGACTGACTGCAGAAGGAAGAGAAAAGTTATTTACCGCTGACGATATCAAGCGTGGGCAGGCTTTGGAAACTGAGTATCCTGAATTTAAAGAAGTATTCAATGAGTATCAAAAATATAACCAGGGTCTTGTTAAGTACATGAAAGACACTGGAGTTCTCTCTGAAAAAGAAGCTGAGATCTGGACTCAAAACTGGGATTACATTCCTTTCTATCGTCAGATGGATGGCGAGACCACAGTTGGTCCGAGAGTCTTCTCTGCAATCTCAGGGGTGGTTAAACCCAAGAAACTTAAAGGTGGTGAAGAACAGCTTGCCGACTTCATGGAGACTGTTGTTCGTAATGCCCGTGCTGCAATAGAGGCAGGCATGAAGAACGTTGCAGCCCAACGGGTTACAAGAGACGTGGTAGCTCTAGGACTAGGACGTGAAGTTCCGGCAAACCAAGCGGTTGGGACAGACATTGTTACTGTCAAAGAGAACGGACTAACCAAGTACTTCCAAGTAGATGACCCGCTGCTTGTGGAGTCTATGAAAGGTTTAAACCTTCCGCAGCTACCGTTCCTCGATATTCTTTCTAAGCCAGCCGAGGTACTTCGGAATCTTGTGACTAAAGATCCCGGGTTCATGCTGGCTAACCTGATGCGAGATTCATTACAGGCTTGGACGACGACCGGGCAGAACATGATTCCTATAGTCGACACGTTTAAACAGTATGGTGCAGCTATGGCAAACATGTCGCCAGAATCTAGAGCCTTTGCTCAGGCCGGACTGTTTACCGGCTATGACTTTGCAGGAGATGTAAAGGCGAACGCTCGTGAGGTGGAGAAAGAATTGCGTAAGCGGTCAGGTAACCGCACTGTGTTGGAGATTGCAGCATGGCCTGTCACAAAGGCTTGGGAGGCATTAGAGAAGGGTTCTACGGCATCAGATATGGCTACCCGTGCTGAGGTCTATAAGCGGGTTCTTAAAGAAACCGGTAACGAAGCAGAGGCTTTATATCAGGCAATGGAAGTCTTGAACTTCTCCCGCCGTGGTAACTCCGCTCTGATCCGTGTTCTGACCGCGATGGTTCCGTTTATGAACGCACGTATCCAAGGTCTGGACGTTCTGTATCGTGCCGGATTTGGAGAAATGGCTTCGGTTACACGCGAACAACAGCAGAAAGCTTTTGCGGTTCGATCACTCTACATCTTAGGATTGTCTACCCTGTACTGGGCTTTGGCCTCAGACACCGAGGAATACAAGACCGCAGAACAAGAAGTTCGGGATAACTACTGGATCATGGGAAATGTTCGGATTCCAATCCCGTTTGAGATTGGTACGGTATTCAAAGTGTTCCCTGAGCGGATCTTGGAATACTGGTTCGGTCAAGACACCGGCAAGGATCTGAAAGAATCTATCTATCGAAACGTTTCTTCTACGTTGGCATTTAATCCAATACCGCAGGCAGTGCTTCCAATGTTTGAAAACATTGCCAACTATTCGTTCTTTACAGGCCAACCAATTGTTAGCAAAGGTATGGAAGATGTTGCTCCAAGATTCCAAGCTACGACCGGAACATCTTTGCTTGCAAAAGAAATCGGAGAAGCAACTAATCAATCTCCAATAAAGATTGATAACTTGATTCGTGGTTACACAGGAACACTTGGAACCTACGCAGTGATGATGATTGACTCCATCATGCGTGGTGAGGGAGATCCAACCAAGGCTACGATGAAAGCTGAACAACTTCCGGTTATCAAAAGATTCTTTGCATCTGAAAAAGGAACCGGGACTGTTAGTTCTTACTACGACCTGAAGCAACAGGTTGAGGAAGCAACACGAACAATTAACTACCTTGAGCGGACTGCAAAACCGGAAGATCTAAAAGCTTACTATGAAGAAAAGGGTGCCAAATTAATGGCAATTAAACCTTTGATTCAAGCTATGGATATGCAAATGAAAGATCTTAGGGAAACACGTCAAGCTGTTCTTATATCAAAAATGGATCCTGATCGTAAGAGGGAAGTGTTGGATTACATTAGAGAGGCCGAGGTTAATATGACTTCTCGTATACAAATGATTAAGAAACAAATATCTTAATTTTTGGAGGGGGGAACAATAGAATTCTCGGTAACGTGAGTTTGGTTGTTGTACACACCCCCCTCCTTTTTTAAAAGATCTAACACTTCATTAAGTAAGTCTTCCTCAGTAAACCCATAGTGCTTAGGGAACCCTTTGGTTCCTAATCCATGAACACCAGTTTGACCTCTGTGGTGTTCGGGGCATAAAGGAATTGTATGAAAGTGACTGGGCCTTCCCCATCCTTGCCCTGCTCTGATGTGATGGACTTCAGCAGGAGTTCCAATAAAGCCCAATCTTCTGCAGACAATGCAGCCGAGTTCTGAGACTTTGCGTAGGTGATTCTTCTCATTCTTGGTCATTTATAAAGTTCATCTTGTGTTGCCATGTAGACAGTTCCATGACCAAGATCTGTTTTACGATGTTCTTGCAAAAGATCTGATGCTTTCATCATTCCGACATATCGATACTTTGGCATTTCTCCGACCATAAGTGCGAACGCATCAATGTCTTTAGATTCTTTCCAAGGCACAGACAAAAGTTTTCCATTCTCATACTTGGTTGTCTTGACATCAATTCTAGTCCCGTCAGGAAGTATGCAGTCATACCCGGGTATGAATTCGGTCTGCAGATCAGGATAAAGATTCATGGCCTTACAAAAGGCAATCTCCCCAGCAATACCCTCAAGATCAGTTAGCTCGTCAGACTGTGGCCCAATCCTATGATTGACCACCATCTTTTTTCTAGCGTTTCTATGTCTCGCCTTGGCTAGATACATAGCAAGCTTTTGCTCGGCGTCGTTCAGCTCAATGATCATAGCGTTTAAACGTTGAGATGAGCTACCGCCTGACGGCAGAAATCCGGGGAGTACTTGGCATAAACCCGCTCGGTAATGGCAGAGCTTCGGTGTCCAAGAAGTCTAGAGATCTGTGGCATGGGAACGTTCTTCTGAGCCAGTTGGGTAGCGACCGTGTGCCTCAGAATATGGGGGGTAATGTCCAGCCCAGCCTTTTCCATGACCTGTCTCCAAGCTACCCTGAAGTCTCGTAGCCTTTTCCCGCCCTTGCTGATGACGTATATGCAGTCCTTGGGTAGCCCTTCTAATAAGGTTCTGAGGGCGTTTGACATAGGTACTACAGCCCTTCCCTTCCTCCGGTGAGGCATGGGTATGTCCGGGTCATTGAAGTCCACCAGACCGGTTTTAAAGTCCACCTGATCCCACCGCAAAGATAGGATGGCCTCTATCCTTTGCCCGGTCATTAAGGCAATCAGGATGAAATTATGGATATGCGGATGCTCAACGGAGGCTTGTTTTAAACGAATGACTTCCTCTTCCGTTAAGAACCTGGACCTGGGA